CAGGTAAAGAATGTGTTGGGTGCAGATGTTGATGATAATTTCCTCGTCAAGCTCTTCCCATCGCTTCATTACTTTCGTCTCAAAGTTATTCGTTGGCCTAATGTTTATCCCCACATCCTGCTCACCATGCTCGTCCACTTCGACGACTGCCTCTATAACTAGGCGACTAAGCCCACCGTCGCTGAGGTAGTGAATGATTTCGCCAAAAGTCCCTGGATGCTTAAGTGTTTCTCGGTAGTTACTTCTTCCGAGCATCTCATCAATTTTCTTGTTTAGTTCACTATGCTCGTAGTTGTGGGCACACTCTGAATGAGGTCTCTGGGTAAGTATTCCGTCTAGATGGATTAGTTTCTGATGGATGTCACTCATAATTGCTCCGTGATGAGTAGTTGAATCTTGTCCAGTCGCGTTTGCATCTCGTCCGCTTCGCAGGCTCTGTCCAGTAGCCCAAGCTTCTCTATTTGCAGGGAGAGGATTACTTCTTTTGCTTGGATCAATTGCTCGCGCAGGTCTTTCATCTCTTCCGATGCGCCTTTGATGTCTTGCTCGTATCCTTCAATTCTTCTGTTGAGCTTCTTGTTCTCGCTAGCCAGGCGGCCTGCCTTGAGCTTTGCTCTAACTCTGTCCCTCGTCACCATGTCAACCTCACGCTTGAGGTCTTTAACCTGCCCGTTGAGGTCTAGGGTTTCTTGCTCTTTCTTGAAGATAAGGTCGATGAGATATGGCTTGCTCTGCCTCTCATCAACGATGATGTACCCATGGTTATCAACCACTGGCTCTTTGCTTGCGATGACTGGTGCTACTTTACTCTTTGTATTCATGACTCTTTCCTTTGCTACGGTACAGTTTTTGTTCTTTAGGCATCACCTTTCGATGACACTGTTCGTTCTCTTCTCGCCTGTTATCAGCTACTTAGGTGAAGTCTTGCTCTCTCTTTCCCTCGTTTTCTTGGCTTTGTGACTCATCCAGTGCGGTCTGATCTGTCCTCTCTCCTCTCTCTTCTCCCCTTTCCCCCTCCTATCCTGTGCAGTTCGTGCCTCTCTCTCGCTCTCTACCCCTCGATCTTACCCCCCCCCTACCCCGATTAAGATTAACGGTAACGTAGCAGAACACCCTCTGGGAATTTTTGCCGATTTCCTGGTCAACGCATCGCGTCAGAGAAAGTGTCAGAACTCTAAAGCACCCCCCCTCGGCTTTGCTCTGCAAGAGGCCGTCAGTTTCCTAGGCTGATACTGTGCTACATCGGCTTGCTAGTGCCGTGGCGGGTCATGTTATCCTGCTGGTGTGTACTACTGTGGTAGTGGCAGGGCATAAACCGCTGCGCGTCCGCCTGTAGGTGGTCCCTTTGCGGGCCATTGGCGTCTACTCCGTAGCGGGTTGATAACGTGGGGTCTTGTAATCCTAAATTATTCTTGTTCTGACGGCAACTAATCCGTAGGATTTTCCCATGAATACCGAGATCCCCACCTCAATTCGAATACTTAGAGCAATGCAAGAAGAGAATGAAGCCAATTTCGAGGTCTTAAATGACGAAAGCAGCCACAAAAAGAAGTGCCGGTGCCTACAGTGTCCAAGGAAAGAAGGCCAAAATCCTTCAAACCAAGGACAAGCACAAGCTTTGGAATGATTTGTTTGAGGTCACAGAGGCCCAAATCTCCGATCTGAAGCGAAAAGTGACCGAAGGTGAAAGCCTGGACGATAAAGATATGAGAAAGCTTGATGGGTGCTTTAACGGCCTCAAGCGACTTCTCGAGATAGAAAACCAATTAAAATCTGATGCGATAGCCGCAATGACTGATGACGAGCTCATCAAGTTGGCCCGCAAGACTATTAGGGAGCGTAAGAATGATTAGGGACATCCAGCCTATAGATGAAGACTTTGTTTACCACTCATGGCTCAGATCTGTTAAATGCCCAACCAGAATGGTTCAAGACATGACTCGTCGCGTTATAGACCACGTGGTTGAAAGGCGGGACGTAGAAATATTTTGTCCCGATGACGACCCGGACCACATCATTGGGTGGCTTGCTCACGGGCAGCTGGAAGACACCAATCTCATTCACTTCATGTTTGTGAAGAAGGACTTTCGTAAAAACGGAATTGCCAATGACCTGGTGCGTCATGTCTACCCCGATTTAACCTCGGCGCTCTTCTGCACCTACTGGTCTTTTCATATGCAGGAACTCAATGCGCGGAAGAAGTGGGGCGCGAAGTTTATCAGCAATCTGCTTCCGACAGTGGTGTATGACATAATGAGCAAAGAGATTAGAGAGCTCGAGGCGAAGTGTGGCTAAAGACCCTGAAAAACGGCGACTGCCTTCATTGACTCTTACGAGTAGGGAGATACTTGAAGCGGTTGCCGTTCGTTTCCCTGAGAAAAGAGAAGCGCTTCCCGCCCACAAGAGACAAAAGAAAAGCCACGTACTGGCAATGTCCAAGACGCTCTTCCCTGAGCAAGTTGAGTTTATTCGCGACGAGAGCAGGAGGAAGGCTGCTATCTGTAGCCGAAGAAGCGGGAAAAGCTACGCGGCTGGCCGGTATCTCATCAAAGAGTCTTTAGATGTCGAGGGTGGGACATGTGTATACATCGCCAGAACGCGGGAAGCAGCGAAGCGAATCCTCTGGGCATCCCTCAAAGAGGCCAACCAGAAGTACCGGCTTGGCATCAAGTTCAACAACGCTGACCTCATTGCAACGTTTCCGAACAAGAGTCAGATCTTATTCACAGGGGCTAACGATGCTGCTGATGTCGATAAATTACGCGGTGCGGCATTTTCCTTGGCAGTTCTTGATGAGGCAGCCTTCTTCAACATTGACCTGAAAGAATTGGTTAACGAAGTCCTCACACCCGCCCTTCTCGACCGAGATGGCTCTTTGGTGATGATTTCGACGCCCAATAGCTCCTGTTCCGGCTTTTTCTACGACATTACCGAAAAAGGGGCTTACAACTTCTCAGTTCACAGGTGGACAGTAAAAGAGAACCCTTACATGCGCCACGCTCTCAGGGCTATCAATGATGACATCAGGAATGGGATTCTCAACCCCACCGATCCATCCTTCAAACGAGAATACCTTGGACTCTGGGTCCGCGATGATCAGGACATCGTTTATCCCTACACTGAGCACAACTTGTTTGAAGAAACTCCAGAAAGTGACGAGTGGGAATTCGTCCTCGGTATCGACCTTGGCTATCATGATGCGACCGCTTTCATTGTTGCCGGATGGAACGAACAAAGCTCTCAGCTCTACTTCATGGACGAGTACAAGCAGAAGAACATGCTCATCTCCGATGTTGAGGATAAAATACGAGCATTTATGAGGGATTACAACTTCAACGCGATTGTCATGGATACGGGCGGCGGTAGCTCCAGAATGGTGCTTGAGACATTCAAGCAGCGCTCGTCCCTGCCGGTTAAGCCCGCAAAGAAGACCGGCGACAAGGTTGGCCTCATTAAAATGATGAATTCCGATATCGCATCTGGGACCATCCAAGTGGCTAAAAATATGAAGCTTTTAGAGGAGTGGGACAAGCTTCAATACAATAAAGCAGGAACTGCTGAAGATAAAAGGTTCGATAACCACCTCTCTGATGCCGCTCTTTATGCTTGGGCTGAAAGTCGAAACTGGTTATTTGAGGAAAAAGAAGAAGCGCCAACCAGGGGGTCTGAAGCATGGTTCAGGAGACTTGAAGACCAGATCGAGCAACGCTTGCTTGATGAAGCTGATCAAGAAGAGTATGATTCTGATCTGTGGGGGGTTGGGTATGCAGACCAGGACCTCTTTCAGTAGGGAGCTAGAGAATGACAGAAGCGCAAACACCGACAACGAAAAAGCTGAAGAGTATGCTCAAGATGCTGCAAGAGGCAGGAGTGAGTAAATACAAAGACGCAGAAGTAGAGATTGAGTTTGAGACGAGACCTAGCCGGATCCGTCCAGAAGCAACCAGGGCATTTGATTTCGCAGATTATGATGACACGGAATCAACCGAAGGCTCGGGGCCTGTTCGGGAGATGACCGATGAAGAATATCTGTGGTGGAGCGCGGACGGGACTTAAGAGGCTATGAAATATCAGATTTTCGATACAGAAGCTTTTTGGTGGCAGGTTGAAGAAAATCCGCACGAGGCGATATCAAGCTTCGTCACTGTTCTTAGGCAAGAGCAGGACTCTTATTATACTGATTGCTCTATTTATCAGGGCCTCTATAACGGCAAGCCGCCGGTAAGTCGCCGCCCTTCTGGGCAGCACTATTACTCGTCGGCATCTCAGCCCCGACTAACGTTCAATATTGTTCACTCAATTTGCCAGGCAGCAGCGGCAAAAATATCAAAGCACAAGCCAGCCGTAAGTTTTCTTACGGAAGGTGGTGACTTCTCTCAGAAACGGAAGGCTCGGCTTTTCGATAAGCTCATTCAAGGCCAGTTTGAAGATACCGAGATTTATCCCACTGCTCAAAAAGCATTTCTCGATGCCTGTGTCTCTGGGACTGGTGCGATTAAGATCTTTACTGAGTTCGGAAAAATAAAGGTCGAGCGCGTTCCTTCTTACGAGTTAACTATCGATCCTCTCGAAGCCGAATATGGCGCCATGCCAAGGCAATTATTTCAGACCAAAATGGTCTCGAAGTCCGTTCTGGCTGAGATGTTTCCAGACAAGCGGGAAGAAATCTATTCTGCTGAAATCCCCAAAGATGCAGAGCAGCATGCCGGTTACGGTGAAAGCCGAATGACCGACATGGTTCAATGTCACGAAGCGTGGCATCTTCCATCCGGCCCTAATGCTAGTGACGGCAAGCACGTCATCTGTGTTGAGAATGCGACCCTGCTGGAAGAATCATGGACCAAGGATTTCTTCCCGTTTGTTTTTATTCGATGGACAGAAAACCCGCTTTCTTTTTGGGGTAACGGTCTGTCGAAAGAAATCAAAGGCATCCAAATTGAAATCAACAAGCTTCTTGCTCGAATCCAAGAGCAGATGCACCTGGCAACGCCCAAAGTGTTCATCGAAGACACCTCTAAGATTGTGCAGACCCACCTGAACAACAGGGTCTGGGGAGCAATTAAATACAGGGGAACGCCACCACAGTTCTTTGTTCCTCGGTCTGTGTCTGGGGAAATGTTCTCTCACTTGGACCGATTGGTGGACCGCGCTTATGAGATGACGGGAATCTCTCAACTATCAGCTCAAAGTAAAAAGCCTGTCGGCCTAGAGTCTGGGCGGGCTCTTCGAGAGTTTTCCGATATTGAGTCGGAGCGATTTATGGTTGTTGGTCAGGCATATGAGCGGCTTTTTATTCAGGCATCGAGACAAATTATCGACCTAATCAAGTCTCTGCACTCAAAGAAAAAGCCATTTGTCTCAAAAAGTTTTGACCGGAAAACGGGACTCGAGAAAGTTAACTGGCAGGATATTGATCTGGATGAAGCCGATTACGTTATGCAGGTAAAGCCTGTAGGGTCTTTGCCCCAAACGCCAGCGGCAAAGCTTTCATCGGTAACTGAGATGCACGTTAACGGAATGTTTAGCCGGGATGAAGCTCACCAATTGCTAGATTTTCCAGACCTAGAAAAAGCGAACAAACTGAAAACAGCTCACCTAGATCTTATCGATATGATGATTGAGAAGATTGTGGAAGATGGAGACTTTATGCCTCCTGAGCCGTACATGGATCTTGCCACGGCAATGGCTAGATTTCAGCAAGCATACAACCTTGCCATAATTGAGAATGTCCCAGAGGACAGACAAGAATCACTGAGAAGATGGATCTCACAAGCAGCAACAATGATCGAGCAAGCGGCTGCACCGCCACCAGTTCCACCGGGACCACCAATGGCACCGGGAGCTCCGCCACCTATGGCACCTTTGCCCCCCGGCCCGTTGCCTGGGCCAGCAGGAGCTCTACCACCATTGCCTGGTCCCGGCCCTGGCGCCGGTCCTTTGCCGCCTGGTCCACCAGCAATTATGTAGGAGCAGTAAATGGAAGAAGCAGCACAAGCAGCACCAGTAGCACCAGAGACATCTAGCCCTGCGGTTTCCGCTGAGCCAGAGATGCCGGAGAGCTTTAACATCTTTTCTGATGAGCCAGCACCTCCGACAGAAGAGCCCCGTCAGGCAGTTGAGCCAAGAGCGGAGCCGGAGCAACAAAGAAGCAAGGCATTCCTTGAAAAGGTTAGGCTAGACCGACAGAAAAGGACTCAGGAGATTGAGTTCAAGAAAAGAGAGGCTGAGCTCTCTGAGAAATCTGGCGTCCTTAATCGGTTCGAAAAAACGCGCCATCTTCTTGAGTCAAACCCTGACGAGTTCTTTCGGCAGAATGGTGTAGATCCCGCAACTTTCTACGAGAACTGGAGCAGAAAGAAGGCAAACCCAGACAAAGGAGCAACCCTTGAGAGCCAGCTAAACATGACTCAAATGGAGCTCGCGAAGCTAAGAGCCGAGCTTGTTCAGAGAGACAAGGCGGCAGAACATCAGCAGGCTGTTCAAAAACGAAATGCTGTAATGGGAGAGTTTGTTGGGAAGATTGAGCACTATGCTTCATCTGTTGAAAAGTATCCCCTGACAAAAGAAAGCTGCACGGCTCAAGATGTAGCTGACGGCATGGCTGCCTACTACAAGCAAACTGGGCAAAGACTAACTATCGAAGAAGCATTTGAAAAGATTGAGAGTGGACTCCGAACGCATGAGGAGCGGCTGTATACAGACCCGCGAACCATCAACAAGATTCGGCAGTACAATCCAGGCATAAGCGCATCTGAAACAGTGAACGGACCACAAGCAACCCTGTCCTCTGCATGGAATCAACAGCCCACACGGAAGAACCCTGAAGACATGAGCTACGAAGAAATTCGAGAACTGTATAAGGGAAAACTTTTTACGTAATTTAGGATAGGAGGGAAGACATGCCATCTTCTTTTAACTTAACGAACTTCGATGCGGCCATGAAGCACATGTACCCGTACAAGAAGGTCGAGAACATGGTCTACCAGAACAACCCATTGCTTGCGATGATTCCCAAGGAAACTAGCTTTCCTGGGCGTAACGCAACCTATGCGGTTGAGTATGGTCTCACTAACGGTCGCAGTGCGAACTTTCAAACTGCCCAAAACAACCGCAATGGTACTAAGATCAGTGACTTCGTAGTTACTCGAATCAAAGACTATGCGGTGGTCAGCGTTGATAACGAGACGCTTCTCGCTGCTGATGGCAGTGAAGGCTCTTTGCTTGACGTTGCTAAAGCTAAGACTGACTCAGCTCTTCATGCGCTTGCGCGTTCGATGGGTCGAGACATCTATCGCTCCGGCTCTGGCTCAATTGGCCAGCTTGACGATAGCGTTGCTGATGACGGAACAACCATTACTCTTACTACTTTGAGTGATGTTGTTAACTTTGAAGTTGGTATGCGAATTTGTGCAGGTACTGCAACTGACGGTGCTGCACTTAAGAACAACGGTGCTGCTGTTGAGATTACTGCCGTTGACCGAAGCGCTGGAACCCTGACAATTCAAGACCCAATGCAAACAGTGTGGGGAATTGCTAGTGGCGACAACGCTGACCTTCATCTTTACCCAGAGGGTGATGGAGCAAACGGAAACGCAAACCTAAAGATGTCCGGTCTTTCAGCATGGCTTCCAGCCTCTGCTCCTAGCTCGGCAACATTCTTTGGTGTTGATCGCTCGGTTGATGCGACCCGCTTAGGCGGTCAGCGTCTTCAGGGATCTTTCAGCTCTATGCGTGAGTCATTGATTGACGCTGCTGTTCAGGTTGCTCGCGAAGGCGGTCGTCCTGATGCGGTTTTTATGAACCCGTTTGACTGGGCTTCATTGGCTAAAGACCTTGAAGGAACAACAGTTATCTCGGGCAACGCAAGTCACAACCGTCGTCGTTATGACTCGGGTGACGCTGCTGCAACTTTTGGTTTCTCCTCATTGACGCTTGCTGCGCCAACAGGAGTCATCGATATTTATTCAGACCACAACTGCCCGCAAGGTCGGTGTTACATGCTCCAGTTGGATACGTGGAAGTTTAAGTCCCTTGGGCCAGCTCCACGAATTCTCGACTTTGACGGCTTGAAGGGTATCCGGCAAGCTAACGAAGATGGTGTAGAGTACCGCTGGGGATACTACGGTAACCTGCTTTGCACTGCACCTGGCTTCAACGCAACTATCGCGTTGGCGTAAGGAGGATATTATGGGTTTTCCAAATATGAGTTCTGAGAGTGATGTCATTGAGATTGTTGCTGGCCGCATTGCTGCCGATGGCTCAATCACTGCGGGCAAGGGTTTTACTTGTGCCCTTGCTAACACCAATGAGTACACAATTACCTTGAACAGAGAATACAACGGACTTGTTTCTGCTGTTGCAACACCACTTGCTGCTGCTGGTGATGAGATTGTCTGCCTTGGCGCAGTCAGCTCTTTTCCCGCTGATGCTTCTGGTGCAACGCTTCAGTTTGAAACTTGGGATGGGTCAGACGGAACAACGGCTTCTGCCAGTGAGTTCTGCTTTGTGGCCATCCTTCTTCGTGGTGATGCATAATTAATCTGGAGAGGGGGCTCCGGCCCCCGATCCTTTAGGAGTAGCAAATGGCAAAGAAGGATGTTCTTGCTATCATGCTCGGCGGAAAGCCCGGTGAAGAGCCTATCGCAAATAGACCTTTGACTGAGGATGATGCCGAAATGCCCGAAGAGGGTGATGATGCAGAGCTTGAAGCAGCTTTTCAGGATGCAGCAGTATCAGCATCCAGCGCAGCAAGAGAAGGAAACGACGCAGCATTTTCTGAGCATCTTCGTGATGCCATCGCAATTTATATGGAGAAGAACAGTCCTGAGATGATGATGGAACCACAAGAGGTAATCTAATGTCTACTCTTGCAGAGTTAAGAGCTCGAGCGCGGCAACGTGCAGATGCAGTTGGGAACAACTTTTTTACCGATGCGGAGATTAACGATTACGTTAATGTCGGCCTTGGCGAATTACATGATCTGCTCGTCAGCAAGTTTGAGGATTACTATGTAAGCAGTGTTTCGTTTTCCTTGGTTGCAGATCAATCAACGTATTCGTTTTCATCCATAAGCCTTAGCGGCTTTTATAAACTTTTGGGCGTTGATGCGGTTCAGGGTTCGGACACGGTGCGCGTAAAGCGCTTTTCGTTCCCTGACCGCAACCTTTATCAGTCCGATTCTGCGATTTATAGTGATAAGGGGTATGCCAATTATCAGTATGCGATTCGCGGAGAATCTGTCGAATTTATTCCGACGCCAGGATCTACTGACACGATAAAGCTTTGGTACGTTCCGTCCTATACGAAGCTTTCATCAGACGGGGCTACTACATCAAACAGCGTTGAGCTCAACTGGGAAGAATACGCTGTTTTAGTCGCAGCAATTAAAATGCGGCAAAAAGAAGAAACATCAACAGGGGCGCTTGAAAGAGACCTTGAACGCATTACTGCAAGAATAGAAGAAGCATCAAGAAACAGAGATGTTGCCGAGCCATTCGGAATTACTGATGAGGACACTGGGACCACATACCACTCTCGCTGGGGATTCTAATGGCTCTTCGGAAATATGAGCGGGTTCAATCTCAAGACCCGACAATCAATAAAGTTCAAGAGCGACTAGAGAGGGCGTTTATTCCTCTTTTTGGGTCGCTTATTATTGATGGGGTTCTTATTGAAGACTTAAGTCTTAACACGTCAACCCTTGAAATCCCTCATGGTCTCGGTCGACCATATCGAGGGTACTTTGTTGCAGATCTTAATGCTGATGCAAGAGTGTACAGGGACACTTCTTCAGCATCAAACCCGTCTCAGTTTCTCCCCTTAAAGGCGTCGGGCGCAGTTACAGCGAAAGTGTGGGTGTTCTAATGGCGCTAAACAAAAAGCTTGTAACGGTTCCTTTTACTAAGGGCATACAGACAAAGAAGTCTGACGTGTATCTTGAGCCAGGAGAGCTCGAGGTTTTAGAGAACGGCGTATTCGAGAAGTTTGGCCAGATAAGAAAAAGAAAAGGCAATAGCTTTATTACTACCCATGGAGCAGCTGACCGAGGATATCCCCAGGCCGCATTTATGCACAAAGGTGCGGCGTATCATTTAACCTCGGGGGGCACGGTTGTTCGGGGGAATCCTGATGAGATGGATGGCTCAACCCATTACGACACTATTGGCCAATTCTTCCCCGCTGTAACAGAGTCGTTTTCTGTTTCCCCGGTAGCGTCTGTTCATCATCAGGCAAATCCTCACTTTGCGTTAAGCACTGACGGCTCAACAATGTGTGTAGTTTATCTCGATGTAGATTTTGACTACTCGGCAAACGTTGAAAACTACAGCTATCGATGGGTTATTCTGGATACTGAAACGCAGGCAGTTCTTGCTACAGCAAAAGGCAGGACGGGGAGCGCTGCGGCTTATACGTACAAGGGAAGAGCTAGGGCTGTTGGTATCGGGGTATCGTCATTTGCAATTTACTACGAATACAAAAATAGCAGCGCGTATGAGCTGAGGCGGGGTGTTGCATCTGTAGACGCGGTTGCGTTTGAGTTTACAACCGGGGCAAGCGGGGTAATCGGAGCATCATCCAACGACTATAATCAGACAGTTGCCCAGCAGTCTTTTGATATTGTTCGTCACGGTACGGACAGTAATGATGTTCACGTTG